CAGGTACTAAAGTTGCATCAGGAACTACTGCTCAACGAGGTTCTACTACAGGTCAAATTAGATTTAATACGACTACAGGATTAGCTGAATATTATACAGGTACGGAGTTTAAGATTATAGATGCTCCACCTACAGTTACAGCAGTATCTCCTTTAGAAGTTTCTAGTGATGAAGCTGGTAATATTACTTTCACTATAACAGGAACTAATTTTCAATCTGGTGCAGTTACTAAATTTGTAGGAAGTGATGCCACAGAAATTACTGCAACAACAACTACAGTAAATTCTAGTTCATCTATTAGTGCTGTTATTGCTAGAAGTTCTTTTGTAGGTGCTAAAGAACCTTATGATGTTAGAGTTATAAATACTTCTGGTTTATCAGGAACTTTAGATAATCAAATTAATGTAGATACAGCACCAACTTGGAGTACAGCTTCAGGTTCTTTAGGAGAAGTTTATGAAGATTTTGCAATAAGTACAATTAACACTACAGCAACAGACGCAGATGGAGATACTGTAAGTTATTCTGTTCAATCAGGAAGTTTGCCTACAGGATTATCTTTAAATTCTTCTACAGGTGCTATTACAGGAACTCCAGATGTAAATGATAGCTATTCTAGTGGTGGTGTTACTCATAATTTTACTTTAAGAGCAACTGCAAATTCTAAAACAGCAGACAGAGCTTTTTCAATTTTAAGAAAATGGAAAGATGGTTCTACACAAACACAAGCAACTACTTCTGCTGTTAATATTTATAATTTAGGAATAACAACTAATGGTTATTATTATATAAATTTAGATGGAACTGTAAGACAAATTTATTGTGATATGGCTAATGGTGGATTTATGTTACTTGGTCATTGGTCAGAAAATACAAATAATTCAGCTTCTCCATCAGTAGGTTCAACTTCTTATGCTTCATCTGTTGGTGGTTTTACAGGTGCAAATAATACTGCTGTATCACAACCTGATACTGCCGATGATTTATATAATAATTATGGTTCATTAACTAGCTCAACCCCACAATCAGGTAGTTGGCAATGGGATAGTTCCACAAGAGGATTTAGTGGTGGTGGTTCGTGGTATAGAAATTCATCAAATGTTTCTGGTAAAATTGTAAGTTACAGACCAAATAATTATGGTTATTCTTGGACACATTGTAAATATGGATTTAGAATACTTGGTGGTGGTTCGGTAGATGAGTTTACTAGTTATTCAAGTATTAATGATGCTTATGTAGATGGAATTTCAGTAACTTCAGGAAGCTCAACTTCTAGGACGCATCATTTTACTGTTGCCATCAATGGTGCAAGTACAGGCGGTGGTGGTGGTGCTAGTCCACAAGGTTTTGTTGGAAATAATTATCAAATTAAATCTAGTGGTACTAATCACGATATTTCAGGTAATTTTAATATTTCATCAACTAATATTCCACCAGAATTAAGGATTAGTTCAGACCAAGAAACTAGTAATGAAGATATTTATGTAAGAGCTTTTTATATTTTTCTTAAATAAATCTAACCTCAAAAAGACCATAAGTCTTTTGAACAACAAAAACATAAGTAAAATATGGTAAAAAAAGTATATCAAAACCCTAGCGGTGGTTTAAATGCTAAAGGTCGAGCATACTTTAATAGAAAAGAAGGCTCTAACTTAAAAGCACCAGTTAAGTCTGGGGTTAACCCTCGCAGAGTTTCTTTTGCGGCTCGTTTCGCTGGAATGAAAGGTTCTTTACAAGATGAAAAAGGAAGACCCACACGTTTGAAATTAGCACTTCGTGCTTGGGGCTTTGCCTCGAAGGAAGCAGCTAGAAATTTTGCTAATAGACATAAAAAATCTTAACAGGAGAATATATACATATGAAAGGTAGACAAGGACTATACGCTAATATTAATCGTAGAAAGAAATTAGGAATATCTAGACCTAAATCTAAATCTACAATATCAGCTAAAGCATATGCAAATATGAAAGCTGGATTCCCTAAAAAATAAATATGATACCTTATACATTTGAAGAAGTACAATTTTTAAATAAACAACCAAAAGAGGAAACAACTATGTTTACACCTAAATTTGAAATACCTTCATACGAAGACGCTAAGAAAGCTGTCGAAAGTTATGTTGGACAAATTCAGAAATTTTGGGCGGACGCTTTTAAAGACTGGTCAAAGTCAGTAGAAGTGTTTTTTCAAAATAACAAAAAGTAAATAAACAACAATAACTAAAAGGCGACTACTATGGCAAAGAAGAAAAAAGAAGTGTCAGTTTTAGATTTGATTGAAGAAATTGAAGATAAACTGGCTGAGTTAAAAGACAAAGTAGACGACAAACAAGACGACTTCGAAGACACAGATTTTGAAGATGATGATGTGGATTTTGAAGACGAAGACGAAGACTAGTAGTTAAATATTAAGTAGTCGGTTGTTACTTGTTTAGATACAGCCGACTATTAAAATTAATATGAAAACTAAAAAAAGACGTATCACTAATAAAAAAGATCAATTTAACAGTAATCTTTTAGTCCATATCTTAAAAGATATGAACACTAAAATAGAACACATACATCTTGATATAACTAAACACGGTGATGATATAGTTGAATTAAAACAACAAATAGCTATGTCTAAAGGTGGTTTAAAAGTTTTAATAGGAATTGCAGCTATGTTGGGAACTATATTTACAATATGGCAATACTTTTTAGGAAAAAATGGCTCGTAGAAATTACAGATTAGAGTATCAGAAATACCAATCTTCAACAGAAGCTAAACTAGATAGAGCATCTAGAAACAGAGCTAGACGAAATTTAATGGCACGTGGAGTTGTTGCTAAAGGTGATGGTAAAGACGTAGACCACAGAGATAGCAACCCACAAAACAATTCTCCTGATAATCTAAGAGTAACTTCTAGAAAATTAAATAGAGGAAAATTTAGAGTTCAATACAAACGCTAAGAAAAGGATAAACATATGTGGTGGAGTATATTACCAACAGTTTTTAAAACTGGTGCTGAGATTTATAAAAATCATAAGCAGTCAGAATTTTTAGAATCTGAAGCTGAACGTAGATACTATGAACGTATGGCTCGTGGTGAAATAGAATACCAAAGAGATGTATCAGATCAACAAGACAAGACTTGGAAAGACGAGGCGGTCTTGATAATTGTCTGCATACCTATAGTTCTTTTATCGTATGCTATTTTTACTGATGACCCATTAATTAAATCTAAACTAGATTTATTTTTTGATTACTTTGGTAAATTCCCTAGTTGGTATCAATGGTTAATAGTAGGTATCTTCGGGGCTATATACGGGCTTAAACCCACATTAGATATATTCAATAAAAAGTAATAATAATATGTTTTCAATGCTACAAATTTTAAATAAACTAAATTCAGTATTGACTAGAATACTATGGAATTTAGAAAGTGAAAAACGAACTAAACGAATAATAAGATTTAAAAAAGTAATAACTAAAAGCAACAAATTTAAAAAGAAATAATTATATGACTAACAATTTTCCTTACAAAAAAATTAAAGGAGAATTGCATTGGTTAGATGCTAAATCTAGAACTGGTTGGTCTACTAAAGAAGATATGAAAGAATTAAAACCAGCTACTTGTGTAACTAGTGGTTGGATATTTGAGGAGACAAAAGATTATATTAAAACATTTTCTACGTACTCTTTAGACGAAGATGGAAGCATTGAGTTCGGGGAAATAGTGGTTATACCTAAACAATGGGTAATTAAATAGTGTACAATATAATTATTTGGTTAGCTTTGTTTAGTAATGGGTTTGATGAAACATTACCAGTATACAATCCAAACATTTCATTTAAAGATAAACAATCTTGTGAACAATTTGTTAAAGATAACTATTCTACAATATCTTTAAGTATAAAAAAAGAATTCTTATCCCAAAAAGAAATAGAATTAAAAGAAATTATATCTATGGAATGTGTTATAATTAATAATAAAATATAAAAATATAAATGTCAGAAAAAATTAAAAAATTAGAAGACCTACACGAGTTGTTAGCTAAAACTCTACTAGATAAAATTAGAGACCCAGAAGTTAAAAGTTCTGACCTAAACGTAGCCCGTCAATTCTTAAAAGATAACAATATAGACTGTATCCCAAAGCAAGGAAATTCAATAGGCAAATTAGCCGAGGAATTGCCCTTTAAACTTGAAGATTTACAAGATATAGTGCAGGACAAGGAATACAATTAAAGAACGCATATACGTGCGTTTAAATCGGAAATAGAGGCTATTTATGAGTGATGTAACACGTGATTTTAGAAACTTCCTATATTTAGTGTGGAAACACCTCAATATTGAGCCTACTCCAGTCCAATATGATATAGCCGATTTCTTACAAAAAGCTCCTCGTAGAAGTGTCATACAGGCATTTCGAGGTGCAGGTAAATCTTGGATTTGTAGTGCATTTGTTTGTTGGAATTTATTACGTAACCCAGATTTAAAATTCTTGGTGGTATCTGCTTCTAAAAACAGAGCCGATGACTTTAGTACATTCACTAAAAGATTAATTAGTGAGATGGATATATTAAAACACCTTACACCAAAGGCAGACCAAAGAGGCAGTAATGTCTCCTTTGATGTCGCTTTGTCAAAAGCATCTCACGCACCTAGCGTTAAGTCGGTAGGTATAACTGGTCAGATAACTGGTTCTAGAGCTGATTTCATTATTTCAGATGACTGCGAAAGTTTAAACAACTCATTGACACAAACAATGAGAGATAAGTTATCAGACAGCGTAAAAGAATTTGAAGCCGTATTATCTCCTAATGGTAAGATTGTATTTCTAGGTACACCCCAGTCGGATATGAGTTTGTATAACGAGTTACCAACTCGTGGATATGAAGTTCGTATATGGACTGCACGTATGCCAGAAACTAGTAGGATTATTAAATATGGTAATCGGTTAGCTCCGTTTGTTACTAATAGTAAACTAACTAGTGGTGAGCCTATAGACCCAAAAAGATTTACTGATATAGACCTAAAAGAGAGAGAAGCCTCTTATGGTCGTTCTGGGTTTGCTTTACAGTTTATGTTGGACACTACATTGTCCGACAAAGAAAGATTTCCACTTAAATTGTCTGATCTAATAGTTATGGATATAGACAATAAGATAGCACCAGTACAATTAGCTTGGGCTGGTTCTCAGGAATATGTTTGTGATGATTTACCTAGTGTCGGATTTACAGGAGACAGATA